GTGACTATTCCCTGGTTTTGTTTTGCCGGCGAATCACGTTTTGCGGATCCGCCATAGTTATAATTGTATATTATGGGCAACAAAAAGAACAAAACGAAATAATTAATGCTAAAATGGAATAATTATGAATATGTTATTTAATATGCTGCGAGGTTTGCCAGTTTTGGACTCTGGGATTGTCAATCTGAAATCCGGATCATCTTTCAAGGGTGTTATTTATCAGCGGCGCGGTAAGTGGCTCGTTTTGCGCTCTGCTGAAATTCTGCAAGACAGGAATCGGGCAGTTGACAAGCCGTTAGATGGGGAGATATGGTTACAGCTTGCGGATATTGATTTTATACAGGCGGTTTAAATGGCTATTGTGCAGAGTTTAGGTAAAGTTGAATCGCTCACCCCTCCATGGTATCAAGGCATTAACCGGCGTGCTGTAAGGCTCTATGATCGCCGCAATTATGAATATGCTGTTTTGTATCGACTTCAACCCAATATTAGAACATGCGTTGATTTTTTGTCTCGGAATGTGGCGCAATTGGGACTTCATCAATATGAGCGAATCTCGGATGATAACCGGGTTAAATTAGATGAAAGCTACGGATTGACTCGTTTGATAAAGACTCCACTTCCGCCAAAATATAAAACTACACGTTACAGGATGATTGAGGCCTATATGGGGGATATGGGAACCTATTTTAACGCGTATTTACTCAAGATTCGCGATGAAAACGGTAAGCCAGTGGGATTATTGAGAATCCCTCCTCAATATGTTGAACCAAAAGGCGGACTGGTAATCACGCATTATGAGTTGAAATTGGGCGGCGCTCCGATTGAGATAGATTCGAATGATATCGTTCATTCAAGGGGGTACAACCCAGAGAATCCCACCTCGGGACTCTCCCCTATGGAAACTTTACGCCGTATATTAGCCGAAGAGGACTCGGCTGGTAAGTATCGTGAGGACTTTTGGCGGCATGGCGCGAAAATAGAGGGTTTGATTGAACGTCCGGCGGATGCTCCGGAATGGAGTAAACCCGCTTTACAGCGATTTAAGCAAGAGTTTCAGGATTTATATGCGCCCGAGGGGAGCGGGGCAAGAACCGCGATTTTAGAGGATGGCATGAAATGGATCGCGGCAAGCTTCAACCCCAAGGAAGCGGAATACCTGGGGGGTAGAAAGCTCACGCGCGAGGAGTGCGCGCGGGCCTATCATATCCCGTTGCCAATGGTGGGAATTTTAGACCATGCTACAATGACAAATGTCAAAGAACAGCACAAACAACTATACCAAGATTCCATAGGTCCTTGGTTGTCTATGTTGGAGGAAGATTTTGATCTTCAACTAGTCCCAGAGTTTGTGGGTGAAGGATTCGAGAATGTTTATAATGAGTTTAATATTCTCGAGAAGCTTCAAGGGGATTTTGGCGAAATGGTGGCATCTCTCCAAAGCTCGATTGGTAGGCCGTATATGACTCCGAATGAGGGCCGGGCGCGGCTTAATATGCCTTCATTAGATGGGGATGCTGATGAATTGGCGACTCCGCTTAATGTGATTGTGGGCGGGTTGGCGAATCCGCGGGATACTGCCCAAAAATTATTACAAAAATCAAAGCGCGCGGCGATTGTTTCAAAATCCGATGACCTGGAGAATGGATTCCTTGAAAAATGGGTTCAAATATTGACGAGATACTACAATCGACAAGCGCGCTCAATTCAGAGTCAGATACCGGCATCTATTCAGGATGAAAAAAGCGATTTGGGCGGGGGCGTTTGGTGGGACAAGGACAGATGGGACCGGGAGCTTAAAGAGGACCTATTGAGGCTCAATCTGGTAACCGCGCTGGCATATGCTGAATTTGTTTTTATGCAAACTAATGTTGAAATAAATGACCCTCAGGCGTTTGAGGATCGCATGATGCCATATCTTGACAACCATTCGAGAATTCAGGCGGAAAAGATCAACGAAACGACTCGCTTACAGCTTGTCCAGGCCGTCAATGATCAAAATCCCCTGGAGAGCGTCAAGGATGTTTTTGCTGCTGCTGTGGGCTTTCGTGTTATTCAGCAAGCAATTACAGCTATTGCATCCATGGCATCATTCGGATCTCATGAGGGCGCGCGTGCTTCGGGTTTATCTAAAAAGACATGGATAGTGAACAGTAATAACCCGAGGGATTCTCATGCGGCTATGAATGGCGAAACTGTGGGAATCCGTGAGTTGTTCTCCAATGGTTTGCGCTGGCCTGGGGACTCATCTGCGAATGATGCGGATGAGGTGGCAAATTGCCAATGTTCAATGGAGTATTCCTGATGAGATTTGTTGTTTGCGGCGCTCCCTGCTCTGGCAAGAGTACCTATGTGATAGAAAATGCTAAGGCGGGAGATTTGATTTATGATTATGACGCGTTACAAATGGCGCTGAGTGGGCAAGGGAGTCATCAGCACATAAACGAGATTCGGCCTTATGTTGTCGCGGCGCGTGATGCGGTTTTTGAGCAATTTGAATCTCATGTTTCCCAAGCGGCGTGGATTATTACGAGTTCACCAAAAGCAAAAGTTATTGATGATCTTGCGGCGCGCTTTGATGCGCTGGTTAAATATTTACCGGTTTCACAAGAGGAAGCCCATGAGCGGGCAAAACTTGACTCCCGTCCGCATGAATGGCATGATTATATAGATAACTGGTTTGAAAATACGGATATTGATAGCGAGAATTTTAGGAGCGAATCCAAGATGAATAAAAAAACATATAAAGCATCTTTTAAGCTAAAAGAGGACGGGGAACCGGGTGAGGTAATCGCGGTTTTTGCAACTCTCAACAAAAAGGATCATCATGCGGATGTGACTATTCCTGGCGCTTTTAGAGAGCAAGAGGTGATTATTGAACCTTGGAATCATAGTTGGGAATTGCCCGCGGGCAAAGGTGTGATTCGTTCCAATGATACAGAGGCCTATTTTGAGGGCGCTTTTTTCATGGAAACAGAAGCGGGGCGTGAAAACTATTTGACGGTAAAGAGTATGGGGGATCTGGCTGAATGGAGCTATACATTTGATATTGAAGAATCTCGCCGCGGCGAGTTTGAAGGCGATGAGGTTCAATTTCTTGAAAAATTAGATGTTGTGGGCGTTTCTCCAGTGACCAGGGGCGCGGGTATTGGTACGCGCACAGTATTTATAAAATCAGAACCCGATGATCAAGGCGAGTCCGAGGAAGGAAAGCCGAGTGATTATCACAAAACACTGATTGATTTAATTGAGTTGACAGTCAAAAAAAATACTTTGGAGGTATAAAACCATGAAGAAATCTGAGCAATTAGCATTAGAAATGCGTGAAAAGTGGGATGAGATTAAGGATTTGCGCGGTAAGGTTGTCGAAGAGGATCGCGATTATTCACAGGATGAAAAGGACCTGATTGAAAAAACCCTTGATGAGGTTGGTGAAATCGAAAACCAAATTGAGCTTGAAAAAGCCAATGAATCGATCAATAACCGAATCGATGAGCTTGACGCGATTTTCTCAAAAAGCCAGCCTGAGAAGAAAAGCAAAAAGCGCGGGCGCGGTGATAATGGCAGCCTGGGACAAAAGTTTATCGACTCCGCTGAATGGCGCGATTTTATGAAATCCGCTGCTCCCGGTGGGCGGTTGGCTGAAAAGGCAAAACTTAGCTCTCCCCCCGTCCAGGTTACCGATCTGCTGCAGAAAACCCTGTTGACCGGTTCCAGCGATTTGAGCGCGGGCGCGTTTGTTGTGCCAGAGGATACCGGAATCTATGAATCCATCGGGCGCTATCCGCTTTCTCTGCGTAATTTGATTTCAGTACGTCAAACGACCTCGGATACTGTTGAATTCGTGCGCCAAACTGCCCAAGTTACGCAAGCCACCGCGGTTCCTGAGGCCAATGTAACAGAATATACCGGGGCAACCGGTGAGGTTTCAGGCGAAAAGCCCGAAGGCGCAATGACTTTTGAGCGAGTCGCTGAGGTTGTCAAAACTTTGGCGGTGTGGATTCCAGCCACAAAGCGCGCCCTTGCGGATGCTTCGCAATTGCGCGGCCTGATTGACTCGGAGCTTCTCGAAGATCTGGATGAGGAGCTTGAGAATCAATTGCTTAACGGTTCTGGAGTCGGCGAAAACTTCACGGGTTTAGCTAATACCTCGGGCGTTTTGGTCCAAACCTATGTTACTGATATCGCAGCAACCGCGCGAAAGGCTATCACGAATCTTTTGATCAACGGGCGGCAAGTGCCAACCGGATACCTGTTCAATCCCCAAGACTGGGAAGCTTATGATCTTCTGAAAGATTCAAACGGTCGCTATTATTGGGGCGGGCCTATGGCTCAAGGGCCGCGGACTCTCTGGGGTGTGCCGGTCGCTCAGTCGTTCTTTCAGACTCAAGGTACGGGCTGGCTGGGAAATTGGCGAAAGATGGTGCTGTGGGATCGTGAGGAAGGCACGATTTCGGCAACTGATTCGCATGAAGATTTCTTTGTTCGGAATCTGGTTGCAATCCTGGCTGAGATGCGCGCTGCAATGGGCGTAATTCGGCCCTCTGCCTTTGTCGAGATTGATTTGACATCGGGAAGCTAAATTAAACCAATGGGCTTGGATGTCAGTATCATTTGCCGGAATTTCAGAGATGATCGCGTTATACCGCGATTTTCGCGGTATTTATCTGATTATCTCGGGTGGAATCTGGCATCCAAGCCCGCAAAAGGATTTGCGCTCTATTATTTGAGCGGTTATTTCGAGTGGATGTTAATCAAGCGCGAGTTTAGAGGGGCCAAAATCGCGGCATATTTTACGCACAGAGAAGAAAAACCGGTGGGGAATGCTAAGGCGCAACTTTTCGATTCTGTGGCTGCTAAGGTTGATTTGAGGATTGCAACCGCGGGAATCTATGCCGATCAGCTTGTTAAATATGGTGATACGGCTCAAATATATCCTCCAGTAGAACGCTCAAAATTCACCATTCCAAACAAGAAAAACAAAAATCTCTTTGCTGGTTTTTCAGGATACACATATCCCAATAAGCGCAAGGGGGAGGGTTTAGCGGTGGCATTGGTGGATTCCAAGATTGGTAAAAAGGTAAGCTGGAAAGCCTCGGGGCGCGGTTGGTGCGTGCCGACTCGGATGTATCCATGGTCCGAGATGGACAATTTCTATCAGTCTTTAGATATTTTGGTGATTACGGCAATGGTTGAAGGGGTTCCCATGCCTCCGCTTGAGGCGTTGGCCTGTGGGGTTTCTGTGGTGGTCCCGCGTGGCGTGGGTTTGCTGGATGAGCTACCAGATACAAACGGGATTCATAGATATGAGCGCGGCAATAAAAAGGCTTTAGTTGCTGCGTTTCAAGAGGCGGTTGAGGCGCGCTCGGGTGTGAATCGGGGGGATTTGCGCGCGGTAACCAAACCTTATTCCATT